CCCTTGGTCAAGAGTGTTGGGATGAATGCTCGGAAATCAAGCAAGACACATGCGCCTACCACGGCCAGCGTGGGCTGCCGATTGACCCGCACAACGAGCGGTATCTTGAAATGCAGGCTGGAGGATTTCTTGTTGCGATGACGTTGCGGGATGTCGAGGGTGTTTTGCAGGGCTATGCCCTTCTTATCACCTACCACAGCCTCCATCTTCGAAAAGAATTGTGCGGCAATGTGGACACTTTCTATGTGCGACCAGCCCATCGCCAGTGCATGCCACGGTTCATGTCGAGCATTGAAGAAGAGTTCCGTTCCCGTGGCGTCAGTGTTGTTGGCTGGCCCGTGACCCGCACCGGCCTTCTTTTCAAAATCCTCGAAAAGCGTGGCTACATCGCCGATGATGTGGTCATGGAACTCAAGCTCAAAGATCTTCCGAAGGGGGAGTAATCATGTGCGTAGTCGCCGGAGCAGTTGGGGCAAGTGTTGCTGGAGCGGCAACATCGTCGCTTGTCGGTTCAGCGTTGGGCGGTGGGGGTGGCTCACAACAGGCTGCAAATGCCGCTGACCCCTTTGCATCGCAACGCCCGCAGTATCAAACCATGCTCTCGAATCTCATCAACAACCCTTCCTCGGTGACTAGCACGCCGGGGTATCAGTTTCAAATGGATCAGGCTCTGAAGGGTGTGGAAGGCTCGGCTGCGGCACAAGGCATGCTCAACAGTGGGAATGTGCTGTCTGCATTGACCACGCAGGCAGGCAACCAAGCCTCCACGCAGTACTACAACCAAGCAGAGCTGTTGGCCCAATTGGCTGGCGCAAACATTGGCTCTCCTGGCACGGCAGGGCAAATCCTGCAAGGCCAAAACGTCTCGAATCAGCAAGCCGCCAGCGCTCTAGGCAACCAAATCGGCGGAGCTGTCACCACTGGATTAAACAACTACGGTAACATAAATCCCTTCGCTAGCCCAGACTCTGCTAATGCTTTTGGCTACTCGGTTCCCTCCGGAACAGCCGGCAGTTACTATAGCGGCGGCGGGGATACCTATGGATTCGGGGGTGGCGGCAACTCCTGGGGCTTCTCCGTCTAAAGGAAACCATCATGGCAGGCTTTTTGACAAACCTCGGGCTGGCCGCCGGGCGAAACATCATCACAGGCCAAGAGCTTCAGCAGCAACAAGAAGACATTCAACTGAAGAAGCAACAGATTGCGCTGGGGCAGATCGCCATTGCCAATGCACAACGCCAACAGCAAACCCAACAGGCTGTGGGGTCGTTCTTGTCGTCTGAAGCAGCCAAGGATGCAAGCAATGTTACTGACCCGGTGAAGGCTGCTGGGATGCTGGAAAGAGGTGCACAGGTGGCGCTGCAGGGTGGTGATTTTGTCACCGCGAATATGATGGGGGAATTGGCGAAAGGCAAGCTTCAGGAAGCCAAGGAACAGGCTGCAGCCGTTGCGCAACAACAGCAAGTGAAGAAAGAAGCATTGGCTACGGCTGCTGAAGACTATGGCACAAATCCCACTCCTGAAGGTTACAAGGATTTGATGCGAAAGGCTATCGATGCTGGACAGAATCCAACAACTATTCCAGCGCCTGGTACACCTCAGTTTGAGACGTGGCGGGCGAATGCAACTCTGGCCTCCAAAACTGCTGCGCAGAGGGCTGACTTCATCCAGAAGTACCAAGAGATGGATGCCAATCGGCAAGAAAAACAGCAAGAGCATCAGGACAATGTAGCATTGCGGCAGCAAAGCATGCAACAGACTGCCATGCTTCGCGAGGCGATGCTGGCTGACAGACAACAAGCACGTCAAATGGAGCGCGAACGTCTCGATCTTGAAGAGAAGAAATTCGCCACCGGAGGCACGAAAGAAACCTCCCAAACGCGCCAGTCCAACAATGCAATCATCGCATCCGGTTCGGAAGCCATCCGCGGCCTTCACGTCATCGGTGCTCTCGACTCTGATCAGACTGCTGGCCCATTCCAGGGGCTTGCTCACGGGACGATCTTGGAAAGCCTCTCCAAAACCGGAGGAAACATCCTCACATCAGAGGATCAGCAAATCTACCACACTGCCACAGCTGGTTTAGGGCTGGAACTCGCACGCACGATGACCCTCGGCGGCGGGCGCGGGGCTAATCAGGCGACGATCGACGAATTGCAGGATGTTGTCACGGCGCACCCAGGCGACACCAAGGCCACTGCAGTGTTCAAATTTGCCAATGCTGCAGATATTATCCGCAACCGTTTGGAGAGCATGCCGACCCCTGGGGATGCGGAACAGGCTGGTAAGCGCGAAGCCCTGTTGAAGGATCTGGCAAAGCTCCCCACCCCTCAGCAGGTGCTGGCATCGGTCAAAGATCCAAAGCAGCGTGCGAAGATGCTGGCAAGCCAAGACTCCATGAGCAATGCCATGGATAAGATTCAATCGTCGGCTGGTGGTGTTGGTTTGCCCGGCTCGGGCACTGGCAATGCTCCCGTAGATTTGCCACCCCTTCCTGCTGGTGGTGGCCTGCCCCCCGGCGTAACTGTGAGGATTCACTAACATGCCCGACTTCACATTTGACCTGCCGGATGGGCGCTCTGGGACGGTTACGGCTCCGGAAGGAACCACTCCGGAGCAAGCCTATGGGTATTTGCAGCAACAGATGAAGATGCAGTCTCAGGCTCCTCAAGAAAAGCCTGCTACACCCGCGACGGCCTCTGACCGTGCCAAAAACGCCATTGCAGGCCTTCGCCAAGCCAACCCCCTAAACCGTCTCGACGCCAATGACAAACCAGTGCCTCCCCCCACTATTTCTAGTGCTGCCAAGTCTATTGCAAGTAGCACAGCATTCGGTGGCATTGCAGGAGCATTATCGCCTGAAATTGTTTCCAGTCTTGGCATGGCTGCCAGTTTTCTTCCCTACGTTGGGGAAGCCGTTGGCCCGGCTCTCATCGAAACTGGAGCCGCTCTCAAAGCCGGTCGTTGGGCCGAGGCCGGAATCGGTGCCGCCAGCGGTCTCACCTCCGAAGCAGCTGGCCAGGCTACAGAGGCTCTTGGAGGCTCGCGAACGCAGGCAGACATTGCCCGTGTGGCTGGAGGCATGCTCACCCCAAGTGCAGGCACAGTGGCTGGATTCGTGGGGAAGCCTGTAAAGTTGGCGTGGGACTTCATGCACAAGACTCTTGGAGGGGCGGTTGAAACTCCCAAGGCAGTGGAGGCTGTGAGAGAGAATTTGGCGAGGCTGTCTGAAGCAGGTCAACCGCAAACCGCCGTGCATGCGATGCTTCAAAAGGGTGTTGAGGCCGATCGGCAGGCGACTGCGAAAGCGGCGGATGCTATTCGGGCGGAGGGGCATGCCAACGCGGCACGGGTCGCCCAATCGAATCCGGCCACCGCCAACCGGATCGTGGCCGAGGCCAATGCCAACGCCGACCGGATGGAGGCCGATGCCGCCAAACGAGCCGCAGTCTTGAACAAAGCTTCTGACGGTAAGCTGGCAACGGCAAACAGGGTGTTGGCGCAGGCGGCTCCGGAACTAGCAAAAGTCGGTCAAGTGTCGGAATTGTCTGACATTGGCAACACCTTGCGCCAAGCCGCCACGGCAAAGCAAGGAGCGGAGATTCAGGCCCGAAATGAAGCTTACCAAGCCACAGTCGCTGAGCGTGATGCTGCAGTCAAAGCAAAGGAAGAGGCAGGTCAGGATATTGGCCAGACTGCTGCGATGGCTAGCCTCAAGAAAGAGCTGACAGGAAAACTAGTGGGCGAGGGTGGGTTTGCAAAGACCACTGACGCTGGTGTTCGCCGTGTCTACCAGCAAGTCTACGATGCCGTGAACCCCCAAAAGCAAAAGCTGTCTTTTGAGGCTGTGGATCAGGTGCGCAGGCGGCTTGGGGATGTGATTGCGGGGAATCCGACGCCTGAGGGGTATGAGGCGATTGGTGTGAATGCGGCCAAAAAGATGTACGCCCAAATCTCGAAAGCGCAGGAAGAGTTCGTCGGAAAGAATGCGGCTGGTGAGAATGTCCAAAGTAAATTACAATCGGAATATGCCAAGGATACCGGAGAGCTGGCTAAATTCGAGTCCAAATCTGGGCAGAAGGCTACGGCTGTGCAGAGACTGAATCAGGAGCAGTATAACGCTGACCCAAAAACACTCCCCCGCTATTTCTTTAACAGTCAACAATCAATTCGGGATGCGAAAGAGCTGACAGGCAACCCCCAATTGGTCGAGAGGCAGGCCGCAGACTACACCGCACGGTCGATGCAGGGGCAATCGGCGGCGCAAGCCAAGAAGTGGGTCCGCGATAACCAAGACTGGATGCGACATGTGCCTGGCCTCACAGCCCGGGCCAATGCCTATGCAAGCAAACTCGAACAAATCGAGCGCTTGAACGACAAATTGGTTAAACGAGCGACTTCGAAAACGAAAGAGGCAGAGGCGACGGTTTCGGGTGCCGCTAGCGCGGCGCAAAAAGAACGGGCTGCAGGCATTGCGCGGGCGTCCGATGTGTCGGAAAAGAGTGTTGCGGACCAAGAGCGGATTGTAAAGGAGGCCGAAGCCAAGGCTGAGAAGTTTCACGAAGAGAGGTTTGCACCGGCCAAAGGCCTGGAAACCATCCTCAAAAGTGGGGAGAGCCCCGAAGCCGTTCGCAGTCTTCTGTTGAACGGCAAGCCAGAGCAAACGAGGCTGGCGGCGAGGTACCTGGCGGGGCAACCGGGAGGCAAAGAGGTGCTGGAGCAGAGTGTGCGGCAGACAATGCGCAATATGACGGAGGGTAACCTCCGGCAGCAGTGGACGGAACACATCCGGCCGATGCTGGCGGATGGCAAGATGATCCCCCCAGAAAGATTGAAGGCACTGGAAAATGATGTGAACCGTCTCTTGGCCGCATACAAGGGCAAAGACAAGCTCTCGCTCATCCAGCGACACATTGCGGCGGCGATTGGCACGGCTGCGGGGCCGAACACCAATTATTGATAGAGATTAATCTACTTTAATTCCTACAAATTAATCGGAGTTTACTATGTCAGGTTCTAATATCCTTGTCAGCGGTGCCGGGCAAGAGCTGCCCAATGTGATCGGCGACCTCTACGCGCCCGTTACTCTCAACGCTGGGGCTGGCACCACCCCACAGCTTTTGGTCACGGGTGCCCCCGGCTATATCATCACACGGCTTTTTGTGGAGATTGACGCATCGTGCACCCTCGCCTCTGGCGGCATGGTGTCGATCAACTTCACCGACACCAATTCGGGCCTCATTGTAGGTCAATATCGGGCGTACATTCCTGCTACGTTCACGCCTCCGAGTGTGCCCACGGGTCCGCAATTGGCGACGAGTGGCACGGGCTACTGGTATCGGTCCCGGACGGCTAACAGTACCTTGACCGCAAGCATTTCGTCAGCTTTGACGTCCGGGACGGTGCGGTGCGCGGTGAACTATGCCATCACGACGGTTGATAGTTAAAAACTATTAGCCATCCCGCCTCCCATCCTCTATAGTTTTGTCGTGGGCCGGTTGTCTGGCCGGTGGGGGCTGATCACCCCCTTTCCACCCTTTACAGACACGTATCACGCCTCACCTGCATCCCCGTGCAGAGTGAAGTCCAGCAAAAGCAAGGGCAGATGCTAGAGGGCCACCCCTCTAGGGACTTTAAAGAGAAAACGAAGGATGCAGGTGCGTAACGGCAGGGAGAAATCCTGGGCCGCTATTGGCGCTTGTGCTTTCAAAAATCAAATCTTTGACTGCCCATATAAGAAGAAAATAGGCTAGAATGGGGGACAATCGCAACGGTTTTGGCGCCAGCCTCCGGCTGGTCAATCATTGGTTCACCTCCCCTATATGCGAATCCTGCTTATCGACCCCACCGCCTCTTTCCTCGACTTTGCCTTGCGCTGCGAAGCCCAAGGCCATGAAGTCCGCTGGTTCCTCGGGCCAGACAAATTGGCTGGCGGGGGTCGTTACACTGTCGGCGATGGACTGATGCCGAAGATCCGGGATTGGCGGACGAGCATGGGATGGGCCGATCTCATCCTTAACAGTGATAACTGTAAGTACACCCATGAGCTTGAGGGCTACCGGAACCGGGGCTACCCCCTCTTTTGCACCAATCTCGAATGCACCGCATGGGAATTGGAGCGCATGAAGGGCCAACAGGTCTTCAAAGACTGCGGCATTGCCTGCCCCGATGTGGTCGAGTTCAAACGATACGATGAGGCCATTGCACATCAGATGGCCAATATGGACAAGCGCTATGTGTCGAAGCCTTGTGCGGATGTTGACAAGGCCCTGTCCTATGTGTCGAAGGGTGCCCCCGACATGCTCTTCATGCTGGAGCATTGGAAGAAGAGCGGGAAAAAGCCCGTTCCTTTCATCTTTCAAGAATTCTTCCCTGGCATTGAAATGGCTGTCGGCGGGTGGATGGGCCGTGATGGCTTCGCTGAGCACGTTCTGGAGAACTTCGAGTTCAAGAAGTTCATGAACGATGATAAGGGGGTCAACACGGGGGAACAGGGCACGGTGATGCGGTATGTGCCTATGGGGGAGAGTGGCCTTGCGAAGGCTTTGCTCGCTCCGCTCGAAGGCCGGTTGATCCGAGAAGGGTATACTGGTTACATCGATGTTGCTGTCATGATTGGCAAAGACGGGTCTTTGTGTCCCCTTGAGTTCACCTCCCGCCACGGTTGGCCCCTCTTTCAGATCCAACAGGCCTTGCACCCTGATGTTGCCAATTGGATGCTTGACCTCCTGCACGGCAAGGATACTTTCCGCCCCTCGACTGACATTGCCACGGGGGTTGTGGTGACGATGCCAGAATTCCCATACAGTCACATTACCCGAAAAGAGGTCACGGGTTTCCCTGTCTGGGGCATCAACGCGGGCAATCGGTATAACATTCACCCCGCTGAAATGATGCTTGGCGAGGGGTTCAATGAGAAAGGTCAACGCGAGCCGATGATGGTATCCGCCGGTGACTACCTTCTTATTGCTACGGGCACGGGGAAGACTGTGCAACAGTCAAAGAAGCGGGCGTATGATGTGATCGATGAGCTGGAAATCCCCAATTCCCCAATGTATCGGACTGACATTGGCAATCGGCTTGAGAAGCAGCTCCCGAAGCTTCAGTCCCTTGGCTATGCTTCTTCCTGGGAGTGGTAGAGTATGAGCCAGAAAGTATCCCCGGTTCCGCCGCATGGTGAGCCGGATAAACGATGGTTGGATGCGATGGTGGCGACGGTCAATGACGCCTATGCCGCGACGTGTACCACGGCCACACGGCCACCGAATGCTGTAATCGGTCAGCACACTTTCGATACCACGATAGGGCAGCCGATTTGGCTGAAGTCTATGAACCCGAATGTTTGGGTGAATGGGGCTGGAACGGTGGTGTGAGAATTGTTTATAGGAATTAATCTACATTAATTTGG